GGGTTCGTAATCTGCACTTGGAAAAGCGAGTTACGAGCGCCACCACCTGTAAGAGCAGCTGAGAAATCGTTAATGTTAAAAGCCATTTTGTTCTCCTATATTACCCTTATTTATTAGCCGAATTTGCCAACAACTTCAGAGAACTCAACACCAGACCTTACTGCTACAAAATTCAACTGAATAAAGTTGATAGAGCGAGCAGGTTTGATGTAGATATCGCCGATAAACTCATTGCGGTCAATTACTTCACCAGTATTATTTGTTGCGTCACAAACAACACGGAAGTCAGTAATGCCACGACGACCTTGTACATCGCGCAAGAATGGCTCAACTAAGTTACGGAACTGCGAACGAGTAAACTCATCGTTGAATTCAAAGAGAGTAAACTTAGAAGCAGTAGAAATTGCTTTCTCAAGAACGATAAACAAACGACGAACGTTAATGCGATCAAATGCGCTTGGCTTAGAAAGCATAGTCTTGTCGCCGAACAGTACAGTACCCTGTCCTGGGAAAGTAACAACTGGGTTAATACCTTTCTTGTACAATTGGTCACGATCAACCTTAGATGGGTTGTATGCTAGACGAATTACGTTCTTAACGTTGCCACGGTTGAAGCCAGCAGGCGAGTACCATGGGTCACGAGTAGAATCAGTTTGTACCATCAAGCCAGCAGTATCACCGTTCAATGGAACATAACGATACAAATCGTTGTACTTGTCGTACTGATATTTCCAACTTGAGTCAATTACTGCGTAAGAAGAAGATGGTAGTGAGTCGCGGAACTCAATAATGTCATCTCTTTGCTTACCTTCGTAGCTATTATTGTTAATACAGTCATCACGCTCTGGTGACAATACTGCGATACAATCTTTACGAGATTCAGCAATGTTATTGATAAGGTGTGTAGCCAATGCAGCATCAGCATCTGAACCCAACAAGAACGATACGTCTACATCTTCAGCAGACTTAAAGATGTCATAACTCTTAATCTTTTGAGCAGAAGTAGGTGTACCACCGTCTTTACCACCAGAGAAACTGTTTGTTACAGGCAAAGATGAACCACCAAACGTCAAACCGTTAGCAGCCATGCCGCCAGCGTTTGTTGCGTTACTGTTATGACCACCAAACCAAATGTATGGAGAGTTCTGATTAATTACGTTCTTATAGTAGTTACCAGCACCTTGTTCTGTACGAGCATCAGCTGCTAAAGAAACGTCACCATAAACTTCAATTACAGTTCCTTGAGTTCCTGTAAATGCGCCATCTTCATCAACAACCGCAACGTGAACGCCGTCATTAGAAGAACCGTTTGCGTCAGCAAAAGCAGTTGTTCCTGGAGCCGTGTCGAAGAAGTTAAAGAATTCCCAACGACGAGTTAGGTTTGCTTCGTTTGATACAGTAGTGCCACTGTATGCTGTTGCTAATGTAATGGTGTTAGCTGACATTGAAGCAATTTTTCTTGCTTCTTTGTTAGCACCCAACAAAACGTAGTCGCCAACAGCAAAACTGTCAGAAGCAGTTACGCTACCAGCCAACGATACAGTTGTACTGTCTTTTGTTGCGTAGTAATTAACAGCTTCAGTCGATTGCCATGCATTAGCAGATTGACATACAGATACTTTTAATGAGTTACCCATGTCACCTGGATACTTAGCAACCCAGTCGCCGTGAGTAGAAACATGAGTATAATTTTCGTTATAATCGTCTTCGTTTTTGATTAATGCACCTTTAGTGCCAGCAGTTGCATTGTTAGCATTTAATGCAGTGTTTGCATTGCCTGTTGAAACTACACGGTTTACATACAACGCATTACCGTATGCTAGGAAATTTGCAGCAGTGAAAAAATCAGTTGCTGTGTTTGAGTTAGGCTTGTTGTATACATTCACGAGTCGGTCTTCGGTGTCGATCAATACACGCTGATCAACTGGACCCCACTTGAAGTGACCTGCTAGTGCACCTTCAGTAGTGCTTACTGCAGGCACGACAGTTGTAAGATCGATTTCGCTTACATTTACGCCTGGACTTACTTGGAAAGGCATCTTTTATCTCCTTTATTTAAAGAGTCAACTTTTCATTTGTAACTTATTTATAAAAAACTCGTTTTAGAACCAACTATCATTGTTGTAAGTCGACACTTGTCCATGCGCCATATCTTTATCACCGCCCCAATCTTCTGCTGTTCCTGGATCTTCGAACTCGCTAATTCCATCACTTAATATTCCGAACGGCAAAAGCTCTTCCATAACCTCTTCTTGAGACCTTTCTCTAAGTGCTGCTAGTGTATTGTTATCTGTGTAGTGTTTAAAAAACTGTTGTTCAGACAACCAACCAAACAACACCAGTCCCATAACTAAGTCGTCATGACATCCAGGTTCAGCTTCATACGAAACACCCTTCTGTGAGAATGTAGACAATTCATTAATCGTATGAAAATCATTTATAATAATTTGGTCTTGCTCTACCAAGAGTTTTAACATAGAGCAGCCAATTGATTTAACTTGTTTGGTGGTACGGATACCCTTATCAATAGAGTTGCTTCCTCTATTAAAACCACCAGAAATTCTTTTTCCTAATCTACCTGCGTTTTCGGTGTACAGTATGTTTTCGTATTCATAGTCATAAAGTAGCAGCGCAGGAATCTGCTCACCAATATCATTTACTTCCACCATTATAATGGCTTCATTATACTTTACACACATTCTATGTATAATTTCGGTGTATTCAATAGGTGGCGTTAGATTATCTCTAAACGTACACACCTGTTTGTAAGGCATAGTTGTCGCATCAATTATATGAAACGCTGAGTAGTCTAAACCCTTGCCTCGAGAAACGTCAACAATACAAAAGTACACGTGATCTTTTTCTGGTTCGGCATACTGTCTAACACCGTTGTGCTCATGAATAGGAACTTTAGATACAAGCTGCTTTAGTTTTGTGCCACTAATTAGTGTGCCTGATGAACCTTGGAACTCACACTCAAATTCTTGAGCGAACTTCTGCATGTCAAAGTCCATTGAAGCCAGCGTATCTTGTCGCCATGCTTCGTCACGTCCAGGAACATCCTTCCATGGCACCTCAATATATTGGTATCCATTTGTTCCTTCTCTTGCGCCTTCACAAGTCTTATAGAAGTGGTTCAATCCATTTGGGGTACTTGTTAAAAGTATCTTAGTTGTTTTACCAGAGGAGATTGTGGGGAATACAGAGGCGAAGAATTCGTCCCAATTCTCGACGAAGGCAGTTTCGTCAATGTATAGCAGAGATATAGACTTACCACGTATAGCACTAGAAGAAGTAGCACCAGCAATAATCTTACAACCGTTCTCAAATTCTACCGACCCTTTGTTCCATTCAATAACACCTTGTTGAATCCACTTAGGCAGTGCTTCATATGCTATCTTAATACGTTCTAGAATTTCACGAGCAGAGTCACCTTTGTTAGCAAGTAGTGCTACTGTCTTGTGATTCTGAAACAGAATGTAGTGTAGAATAACAGCAACCGCAGTTGTAGTTTTGCCTGCCTGACGAGAAGTACATACAGCAACTCGGCGATAGTTTGTTATTTGTTTTACAATATCTTTTTGATACTTATACATTTTAATTGGTATAAGTCCGTGGTCAACGTGCACGATTTGAATATACTTCTCAGAAAAGTAAATTGGATCTTTCGCACACTTAACAAACTCTTTAAGTCTGTCTTCATCCCACTCTACAGCAACGCCTTTACGTTTTAAATTGACGTTGCCGAGATAACCTTTATCAATTAGATTCATCTTTATTCAGCATTTTCAATAAATCTGATGTTGATCCAACAAACAGATTATTATTAACAGTATCACCACCACCTTCGTTGGTGATGTTTTCTTCTTTCTTCAATTCCTTTACTTGCTTTTGAATAGAGATAAGATCTTTGTTGGCATCAACAATTGTTTTTGCTAATGTAGATACAACCTCAAAGGCACGTGGGTGTTCGCTTGCCTTTGCCAATTCTAGTAATGTGTTAAGTGCGTCAGAACCTTGCTCAATAACACCGTATAGGTTTGATCTAACATACTCATAATCATTTTCTATGTCTTTCTTTTGATCACCAGACTTAGGTACAACCATAGTCTTACTATCATCTTTGACAATGAGGTCTCCCTCGATGCCAAGGATATCATTCATATTGTCTGTTAAATTTTTCATCAGTGTTCATGCCTATCAATTCCATCAAAATAATCTTCACGATCAAATGCATATCCCCAGTCATCATCTTCGCTAATACTATGTAGCGCAACTGAATTATCTGGGTCTGTTGTTGGCTCGCCGTTAGCGGTCAAGCCTGGAGTAAGTGTAATCTTACGGTGAGGTCCAATCTGTTCAGCTATGGGATTATCACTATCCTGAGCAACCATGTCTATAACAGTTCTCTTAATGATACCTTTGTTTGAGATTGGTCCAAACATATAACCTTTAACAGTAAAGTCCCAAGTGTATATAATTGCTCGGCGACTTTGAAAGTCAGATTCATATGTGTCTTCAATGTTAACACTGTTTAACACAGTAGCAACGTCATAGTATGTTCCCATCTCAGGAATCAACTTTAAACTCTGCGTCCACTCAGGTCTAAAGAATGGAGCAATCTGCTCAGCAACCTGCACAGCATCTTCGTTGTTAGCAAACATACCACTTAGCACCATATTAAAATCATATGGCACAGGAGTGTACTGTGATTGTCTTGTATTATCGCCTGTCCCAAGAACAGTGTTTCGTAACGTTTTGTTTAATGATCTGTTGGGAGCGTATGTCATATTTAACATTTCAAAAGACAAACGTGGAAGTTGAATAGCAACTTCTCTATCTAGACCTGGATCAGCTGTTAGTCTTGTTAGATATTTCTCAGCTGGACCATAAGCGATAGGAACAGGTAATGTTTGTACAACCTCTCCTGCGTTGTTGCTACGAACAACTTTAATGTCATTAAACATGTTACCAAACATGATAATGTACTTGCGAATAGAACCGTTATAAAAATAGTTCCACATTATAATTCTCCAAACGGATTGCTTTCAGACCAATCAACAAAATTCAAATCATATGACTGGTTTGTAAAGTATTCGTTGTTTGCTTGAGCGTCAGTATCTTCGATTCTATAACCATCGTTGACCATAGTGCTACCATCTTCAAATGCCAAAACGCTTCCGTCTTCAGCAAGCACTTGATTAAATTCCATGTTGCTTGAGAAGTCATCTTCAATTTGATCAATGTCAGCAACACCAGTATCAATAACCTCATGGCTATACTCAAACAATTCGCAACGTAGGTCAAACGTTTGTAGTGATCCCATCTGATAGAATACTGCTTCGTGTTCAACGAACTTAACTTCAAACACTTTATTATTAAGAGGCAAGTAGATAAGGTCGCCTTCTGACGGACGTGCTATTTCTTCTGTTGTTTCGTATGATGCTATCTCTTCACCAAAACGTCTGCGTGATATTGTAAGTGTAACTTCGTCACGAATCTCAAGACCAAACTTAGATAGGAAGTCACCATCGCCATCAAAGCCATCAACTGACTTAATATACATTTCTAGTGGATGCGCATCTTCAAACTTAGAAAGGACGTCTTCGCCAAATAGATTGTCTTGTTTAATAAGCGTGCGTGGCATATAGTATGCTTCGATACCATATATCTTTATAGATTCAATAATCAAATCCTCGATAAGATTTTGCTCCATCGAGTTTTGATAGTTGTTAAAATAGAAATTAGTTGTAGGCATTTAATTACCCAATCATATCGAACGTCGGCAGTGAATATGTTGTAATCATTTCTTCTTCTAGACGTTTAATTTCCTCATCAGCTTCTCTATAAATTTCTTCGCCGTTAAATGTAACACCACCTGGAAGTTGCATACCTGTAAACTTCTTAAGATTAGTGCCCCATTGACGCTTGATTAGTTGTGTAGCATACTTGCGCAACCAACGATCCCCCCACATATCAGAGTATGTATCAGGGTCAAGCGCACGATAGCATTGTACAATAATGTACTCTCCAGGTTCAGTCTTACCATCCCAATCCATATCAATATAAAGTCTATCTGTATGGCGATTAAAACGAACCAACTGTTTACCAGTAAAGATTTCTTGCATTAACGCAATACGTTCCATGGTCATAGTATAGTTTGCGAACTGACCATGAGCCCAGTTAAAGATTTCGTTGAGTGTAATATGATAGCGAAGGTTGAATAGCGCGTCAGCATTTAAACCAGTGCCAACAGGAAGAACACCAACAACACCAATAACCTCTTCTGGTAAAGTGATGTATTTGTTATCAATGTCGTCTTGAGTTACAACGTGCTTGTAATAATCGTGTTCTGTACCATCGTAATGAAAGTCACGATAGTATTCTAGTGCGTCATCGATACGATCTTGTACTTGATCTTCGTCTACGTTAATTTCGATAACTGGTGCGCCCAGCTCGCGAAGGCAGTACTTTTTAAATTCGTCTCTGGTAGTAGGTGTTGCCATAAAAATAGTCCCAGATTATTATGTTCTGGGACTATTTATACGTTTATGACTTACCGAGATAGAATGAACCCGCAGCTAATAGGGATATCTTGAGCCATTCAAACTCAACTACTGCGTTTTCAAAACGGAGATATTCGGTTACATTCTTGGTGGTATCTATTAGACCAAACAGATAAGAACCACCTGTTTGCGTTTGTACAGGAACAACAATGTCAAGACCTGTTAGTCCAGCAATCATTGCCCACGCACCCATCGCTACCATAGATAGGACGAAGATACGTCTGGTCATTTTAGCGAATGGATCGCTACCTACTCTATTTGCTGCGGCGTCTGCCGACTTGGATGCTGACTCTCTGTCTGCCAGTTTGTGTTCGTGCTGCTGCTGGCGATCTTTCATCATCATTTCCATCTGCGCTTGTTTGTTTTTCTGCGCTTGATCCATGAACTTGAACAGACCGCCCATCGCTGCTCCACCTGCCATCGTCAATACTTCTATTGGTATCATGACTGACTCCTTTATTATTATTCTTGCGGTGCCTGTACATATTTATAAAAAGAAGTGCTCCAGAAGCTATTGCTACAATAATTAACCATGTAGGAATAGCCTCTATGCCTTTTTGTAAGTTAATCGTTGGAGTTGGCGGCGGCAGGGGAATTGGTTCGACATATTTTGCGCGAGGTTTGGCAGGAGCAGTTTCAGCGGTGCCAACAGCTTCTACCGCTTCGCCGAGCGATAGTGCTGTTGCGATTGTACTAAATGTAGTACAACCAGAAAGAAATAAAGTTAAACATAATATAAGAATTTTCATTACTATGATATACTACAGAACATAGACCTCTGAGGAGTAAATCCACCACTGATGGATTGGTAACATACAGCACCACAATCAACAGTATGATTGGCATTAGTTACAATGTATGTGCTTCCAGCCCAAGCATATCCAAGGTCAAATCCAACAGAACAACCCATATTGTTATCTGGCGGACCACCTGAATCATAATGCCATGTTGGATACATCCAATCGCTTCCATAGGTATTTAAATTTGTTCCGCCATGAGAAGTAATTAGTAGTCCTCCGTGCTCAAACACATTATATGTTGGTTCTACAATACCAATGGCTCTAAGGCAATATCTATAATTATCTCCGCCAGCAACAAGATGCGCTCTCATACTTTGAAAACCGTCAGATCGCATCCAACCAAAGTTAGTAGAACCAAACTCTTCTTCTAAATCTGCTTCTTCTACTTCTTGGTATGTAGAATTATATAAGTCTACTGTTCCTCTACAACCTACTGCTAGTCCAGAAGTTAAAACCAAACCACCTGTATCTGTTGTACTCGCGCCATCTGGTTGTGTAGATGAAACGCTACAACCAGTAATATCACGCAGCGAACTACCATATCCTGTATGATACAATCCTTCTCCAGCTGAACCTCTTATACTGCTGCTACTAATATAATTTATAAAATTGCCATGAATGTCCCAGACAAGAGTACCACCGCTACCATTAGAAAAGAATATTCTATCATCTTGAATTTGTATTCCATATGCATATGTGGTTCCAGTATATACATTGGTATAATAATATTCAGGAACTTCTAGATAATCTAGGAATGTTCCTTCTAAATCATACATTGGTAATTTGTATACACTAGATACTAAAGTTGGACCAGCAACAATTCTATCGCAACCAATACCAACACATTCAGCAAATTTTTGACCACCGTTGTAACTTTGCGGATTAGAGATAGTTGTTATGTGTGTGCCGTCAATTTCTTTTAATTCAAGCAATCCTTCGTTAGATTGTCCAGATTGATTGTAACCATCAGCACCAATAACAGTTCTGGCATTACCGCACTGAAGAGCAGAACCATAATGCATATAAGTCTGTTGAGTTTGCGGTTTTACAACCGTCATATCTGCAGCACTGAATGATGAAATTAAAGTTCCTGGACTTGAATGTGGATCAGTAAATGTGCCAGCATTCTGCCAAGCATAAATATTGCTTGATTGGTATTGATTTATTAGGCTTTTTGATGTGTATAAGTTGCCCATTATCTTAACTCATTAAGTTTATTCCATGTTGTTTCATCATCAATTGAAATTTCAGAAAGAGTTTGTTTTTTTCTAGAATATGTTCCAAGCAACTCACCATACGCAGCGTTGTATGCGTTATTCTTTTCAATAATCTTAGCAGATAAATCAGCAACACTAATGCCTCTTGCTTGAGCAATTGCTGACAACAGAGGCGTATCACCGCCTTCTTGTTTGGCTTCTGCTAGTTGTTGTGGCCAAGATTGTTGTTCTAACTCTGTGTAATCAGAAGAAAGAGCAGCAGTAAGTGTTTTAAAATCATTATTGATTCTAGTCTTTGCGTCTACTAATTCTCTCTTAACGAACTCTAACGTTTCTTCTTCTTTAGTAAATCGATCAATAACGCGGTAATTAACAACCCACTCGCCGTCTTCTTGTACTAAAGTATCAAAGATAGCAACTTTGTTCCAATCAAACGATGGTTGCTTCTTTGTTTTATTGACTCTAACAACGTCATTCGGTAGTTCGTTGGCTAATTCTAAGTCAAAGTTATAATAGGGAAACTTCTCAACGTTCCCATCAGCGTCTAATTTTGCAAGTAACATTTAATCGATCCTTCCCATTGAATGGAATCTATCTTCGAAATGCGCTTCAGCATTTCCGTTGTCGTGATATATTCTGGCATAGTTGTCTTGTGATCCAGCTACCCATGTATGTGTGCCACCAGCAACTGACCAACCATACCAGTCTGAAGCACCTGTTCCGTTATCCTTTTGTATATAGTTGCCTTCTATATCGAATCTGTATACAGCACCTGCTTGTGATCCTGCTGTATCATCATATCTTGCGCCTACTGTTAATGCGCCGCCACCAGCTGACACAGCGTACCCAAACTCATCGCCACTAGAAGCTCCGCCATCTATGTCTTCAGCAATAACGTTTCCGTCTATGTCATACACAAAGATAGCACCCTTAGAACTATTCTTTCCTGGAGCACCAACAACTACTCTTCCCGATCCAACAGAAACAGAAAAACCAAAGTTGTCTCCATCTGAACCATTATCTTGTTGTAATTCTGCAATAAGGTTGCCATCTAAACTATAAATGTATGCCTTACCACCACCAGCTGCACCATAAGCGCCAACTACAATTCTACCAAAGCCAATAGAAACAGAGTAGCCAAATCGGTCGTCAGTTGCTTCTCCAATTGGAGATAATACAAACGTTCCATCTGTCTTGTAAATGTATACCTTACCTTTGTTTGAACTGTTGCCCCAAGCACCAACAACAATTCTTCTGCTGCTAACACCAACTGATGCTCCGAAAAGATCACCAGCACCAGCTCCGCTAAGTTTTAATATTTGATCACCAAGCGAGTCAAACACATAAGCTGCACCAGAACTTGCTCCATTAGGGTCATCGTCTTTAGCACCAACAACAATTAAACCGCTCCCGATAGCAACTGATTGTCCAAATCTTGCTCCAGTTGTAGCATTAGATGGTTCTAAAGTATGTTTCGTTGAACCACTTTTTCTGTCATAAACATAAACTGTTCCATAAGTTCCTTGCGTTGGAGCACCAACAGCAACCATACCATTATCAGCAGCAACAGAAAAACCGTATGTGCCAGAACCAGTTTTTGACATGTATCCAGTTCCTCCTTTGAGGATAGGATATAGAACTCGACCATAGTCGTCAATGGCAGTATGTGTTGAGCTAACATTAATTGCCATTATAGATCCCCTTCGTAATAACCAGCAGCTTCATGAACGCCGTAAGATGGTGGTACTTTATAAATGTGTACTTTATTTTGACCAGAATCTCCTACTGCCATTATGCTTCCATTAATTGCAACTGAGTCACCAAATGATGATGCTGTTAAGTGTGCTTCTACTTCAAACTCTTCTGGTGCATTAGTTCCGCCATAATACATTTTTACTTTATTTGAACCTGGACACCCAACAACAACATAATTTGAACCAACAGCAACTGATGTTCCCATCTCTTCTGGAGATGAGCCAGTTTTAGTTTCTGTAACAATAGGAGAAATCATTGTTCTTGTTCCAAGCCTACACATATGCAATCTACCAGCATTAGTGCTATAAGTTGGTGTTCCGATAGCAACAACATGTCCGTCTGTAGCAACTGTTGAAGCAAGACTCATGCTGCTACCGCTTACTGCGGTTGTAGTTCGAACCTTTATGCCATGTTCACTAAAGATATGAACATATCCACCACCTGTTACATAGAATCTATTTCTTCTTACAAACACACCTGCGCCAAAGTTTGACGTATAAGTTTCGCCTTGTACCGTTTTAGTTTCATCGCTTGCAAAGTGGTATAGTTTTGCATAACCACCACCTGGTGCACCAGCAGCAGCACAATCAGAACCAACTGATACAGAATGCCCTAAACGATCACCAGCATTACTTCCTGTATCGTTTGTTATAGATAATCCGCTAAGATAATAGACGTAAGCTCTACCTGTATTAGAACTATATGTTGGAGCACCAACAACTATTCTGTCTGAACCAACGCCAACAGAATATCCGAAGGAATCTGCTGCTGAGCCAGTAAGTGTAGCTGCTAACGTTCCGTCTAACTTATAAACATAAACTTTACCATCAGAAGGCGCACCCACAACTATTCTACCACAACCAACAGCAACAGAAAACCCAAAGTCGCCCGTTTGAGTTAAACTTTGTTCATACGCTGGAGAATATTTTAGATGATGAACCGTTCCTGTTGTAGCAGAAGCATTAGAACCTGGATCTTCATAAGTTATCGTGGTGCCAGTTCTGCTATAAACTTTAAACGTTCCTTCAAACCCCGATACATCAGTTACTTTAACATAAGTGCTTGCTGTATCAACGCTATGAGTGGTTGGTGTGGTAATTGTAGTGTAATTGTTTGATCTTACAATGGTACTAATACCATGCGAGTCAATAAAACCAAATCGGCTACCACCCATCTGAATGATGCCGTTATGGTCATAAGCAATTCTTCCATTAGAACCAAACATAATGTTTCCTAAACGTTAATGTCAACTATTTATAATCAACGGAAACGATCTGGTCCATGAATCCAGATAACTAAAGACCAACGTTCACCAGAAGTTACTGGTTCAACTTTATGTAAACAGAAACTTGGGAAGGTTGATATAGAACCACGTTCCATAATTGCTTGCATCTCATTACCGTTGTTGTTTACAAGTAAGTTGCCGCCTTCATAATCAGTTCTTTTTGAGAGAGGAACAACAACACTTAACTTACGAGTTGCTGAAGCGCCATGTCCTGCGTCAATATGCCATTGATAATGACCTCCAGGTTTATAGTGTAACAACTGTAGACTATGAGTAATACCAAGCAAGTCAAACTTGTAGTATTCTTTATTTGCTCTGCCAGCAGCAAACGCAATCTTATCAAAAATCCATTTAGTGCGTTCATCTAGTGGTACATCATACACATCGACTGATCTTGTTTCTGTTGCATACGTTCCTTCGGTTTCGCCAGAACCAACCGTACCTTTAACTTCATATAGTTCGTTATGCATGCCAATAATCTTGTCACACTCTTCTGGTGTAAAGCACATATCAGGCATGTTTTTAGAATGGAATGTAGAAAGTCCTGGGAACACATCGTCGCAGTTACGCATACCAACAACATTATGAATTACACTGCTTTTAAAGTTGAAAGGTTTACTATCAACAGTAGGCATTTTCATTTCTTGCTTCTTTCTTTCCATGTCGCCAGCGTGACCTGCGTTCTTACCATTCTTATCAACGTAATGGAAGAACACTTGTGTTTGCCACTTACCTTTAAACGCATTTCTCCAATGAGGTAACTCTTCGCCACGATACATGACAATGTCACCAATGTCAATATCTAATGGGCTGCCGACTTGATCGTTGTCATCCTTACCGAAGAAGATTGGCCAAACGCGAGTTGTTGGATCGAAGCCAAGTGTCATTGTACCAGAGATTTCGCAAGCTGGGCGATCTTTGTGCCGTTCTAACACTTCGCCTGGACGATAGATACGAGCATAACAATATGCTGGCTCCAACTCAATACCCAACATTTCTGACAATGGACCTGTCATACGATATAAAATGTTGTTAAGAATAACATCATCATAGATGCTATCAGATAAAGGGCATTGGTCGTCTTTAGTTAAAGAACCATTTTCATAAAGATCAAACATATGCGCAGTAACTGCATTACATTCTTCTTTACTCATTGCTCCTGAAAGATAAACGTATCCTTTATCTTCAAATTGTTCTGCTGGAGTCATGGGTGTCATGCTAATACCTCTGGATAAAAAGATTTATAAAACCATAGATGTTCTTTAATGACGTTGTCATGAAACTCGTCGCCTAATGTTCTAATCGGCTCGTTCCATGGCAGCATCTTTGGGTGAGTTTTGTGATCTGTTTTCTCAGCAAAGTATGCGTTGTCATGTTCAATCATCTCAGATTGTTGTATGTTATTTAGATCGTGTTTATAATACTCCATGCCCAAGAAGTCATAGATATTATGTAACATTTGAATAGGGTCTTTTAACAGATCTTCGTAACGGATAAACTTTATTTTACTACGGTTATCCTGAAATAGCAACATAAATTTCTTAACTTCACCAATCATTGCTTCTTTTACAGAACTTTGTTCGTGGAAATAAAATGAGAACTTTTGTTCTGTTGGCATAGAGTTATAGGGAACATCACTTTCACTAAGAGAACAGAGAGTATCTAACTTTCTATTAACTTTATCAAAACTTTCAGCAACATCTCTTAGATCACGCACTAATACTAATGCCTTACTTTCTGGAAACAGATGGTGTAAATTAGCCCAACCTCTACACTTAGAGATAACATTTGGCTTATCTGTTAGTCCTTGATACCAACCTTCTGCTGCGCCACGAATTAATCCACGATAAGCAGCATTTGCTTGATATTGATCCATTGCTTGTGTTTGTTCGTTATATCTTGAACGAACAAGAATCTTTTTGTGTAGTATGAAGGGAAGCGGATCAGTTGCTGTTGTGTATAACTCTGGATTCTGTTGAAGAATATTCATAAGAACTGTTGAACCAGCTCTTGGCAATCCAGTACAAAAGTGAATTGTTTTCATAATGTAACTCCATAATATAATGCACTTCTATTTAGTGCTGATGTCCAGTCGCTCCTGTGGATATACTTAATGTCAAGTCGGCAACATCTGATGCACCAGTATCTGAAGCAAAAGGAAATTTATCAATAACGGTATATCCTAATGTTACTGGAGGATTAGAAACACCACCACATTGATAACCATAATCAACACTAGAAGCAGGTGCTCCATCTTTACGAGAAACAGATAGCTGCCCTATATTTGATACTGAGTTATCAGAAGCAAACGGAAATTTTAAAATGTCGTCTTGATTTGATTGATATGTTGGTGAGCCAGTCATACCTCCGCTATAATAACCAGCTTCTTCAGACGACTGCCCTACAACTGAAGCTCTGTAATACGGGAAAGTCCAAAAACTATCTCTGGATGTATCACTAGCGAACGGAAACTTTTCTACATAATTTGAATATGCCCATGTGTTAGGAATAGATGGACTCGGATGATAGTAATAGCTTAAATCGAAACCACCAGCAGTGTAACCATATTCGGGAGCAGAAATGCCTGCTGCCAGCGATCTGTCTCTATACAAATACGAAGCAGTTGATGCATTGGTGTCTGAAGCAAACGGAAATTTATAACCATTTGTAACATCTGTATTATAGTATGGAGAAGGGTATGCCTGTCCATTACCACCATAACTATATCCATATGTTTCTGAATTAAATCCTGCTGGATCAACTACGTTTAGTGTGATAGATCCAACGACCGCTGATCCTGTAGTCGGATTAGCAAAAGGAAACTTCATTATATTACCAGATGATTGATTGGATTTTGGAGAGTAGTTAGTGCTTCCTGCTTGGTATGCATACACAGGTCCAGAACAACCAGCTGCTTGAGTTCGAGCATATGATATACTGCCTATGCTGGTAGAATTCACATCTGAGGCAAACGGGAATGTTTGCATAGTAGTCGAACCAACAACTGCTTCTGTTTGCCCTTGGAACTTCCATGGTTCAGTTCCAGGTGTTACAACATCATACCATTGAGTGCCATCACAAATATAAACTGCGTCGTTGTACACATAAGCAGTCATACCTTCATGCATACTATTTGCTGTAGGCAAATCAGCAATTGTCGCATACACCAAATTTGCTGATGGATTATCGCGCTCTTGTTTAAAGAACTGTATAATATTTGAACATGCGTCAATAATCGCAACGTTGTTCGCTGCGTTAGTTAGTTGTGTTGCTAGTTCCGTAGGTGTAGTCATTATTAATCCAAAGAAAGGGAGATTTTCCATGCTTTAGATGCTGATAAAGAAGGATCAAATTTACCATAGTTATACCAAAGCGTTTTATCTGCTTTACTGTATACAACTACTTGGTTGGTTGTATAAGCATCAGGGAATTCAGTCTTATCATTATATACTCTAATTGTATTTCCTTGACCCACAACAACAGCAACTCTCATTAAAAGATGAAGTGTAGTTGTATCAGTCGAAGAGGAAACCTCATCGATCTTTTGTTGTATTGCTTCAAGTAGTACAGTTGCGTCAGCCATA